GAAAGGCTTGGGGTCCGTGACGATTCTAACATATAATTTTTCATCTCGGTTAGTGGAGGCGTATGCAAGTCTAGCGACCCTGGCTTCAATACCTAAAAGGTATTGCTCATCTTTAAAGAGTTTGTTTCCCTGTCTGCCCGCAGTAATATTTGTAATACCTTGCTCATAGTCTTTTATTCTAATATTTTTCACTCGGTATCCGTTAACCGAAGTTTTGGCACGACTTGCAGGAGAAATAATTAGTTGGTAATTGTCGTTCTGCAGGAATGTGGATGACGGGCTAATAGTCCCTGTGAATACACTGTAGGCAGTCTCCCCTAGGGTACTACTTGTCATTACATTTACAAGGTTAGAAGATAAGGTGCTATCTATCTCGCGCCACTGCCCAACGGTGTTAGTTGCATACTGCGTTGTTGGCTGTACCCATTGTTTATTTTGAGTCAGGTTAAAGAGCGCATATGTGAGTTTACTGTTAACCCCCGGGTACGCGGACGCATCAACAGAAATGCGATAGGAGTTTGAGGGTGTTAAGTGTCTTAGGTTTGCTGGGGTTTGGCGTTGTGTTACATCTACCACCGTTGCAAGGTTAGGTGTTTGTGCAGTTCCTAATACCCCAGACAGAACGCCTAATGTTCCTGTCCCTGAGGTTCCTCCCTTTCCCTGCAAAGTAACGAATGGTAACGCGCTTCCAGGCGTCTCCACAAAAGTCGCCCTTGTGGTGGCGTGAGCTAAATGTCCCGCTTGGTTGATTACTGGAGTTCGAGTGTCGTCTTGAAGCGCCCAAGCAGCTACAGCGGACAGAGATTTACTTTTAAGACTCTGTAGATTTCTTGGGGGATACATATCCCGCCCGTTGTAAGAGTAATTCATATTACCGTTCAACGTGAATCTTGTTCGAATAGTTTCAAAAGGGTTATCTGTGGCATGCCGTTGTACAAGGGTAATACCGCTTGGAGAGATTAAATCGAGATTATAGGCTGGGTTAGACTTGTTGTTCCAGACAGCTACGGAATTGACAGAAGGTGCGACAAACTCTATACCCGAGAGAAGTGTTCGGTTAGAGAAATAATTAGTAGTTGGGTGTTCGTAAGCGTCCAGGTAGTTTGTATATGTACCAAAAGCGTTCGGTGCCAGAATACCTTGAGTAAGAGTTATATTACCTCCGGAGGTATTTACATAAGTATCATTTCCCACTACTGCGGGAGTAGCAACAACGCCGCTCCAATCTGGGTGAGTCGAGGAAATGGAGCCTCCTGGGTGTCCTGGGTAAGAGGTAGAACCTAAGTTATCCTGAATATTTCCTTTAATAGAAAAGTTATTGTTGAAAAAGAGTGGTCCAAACACATGGGCTAAAATATTAAAGCCTCCTGCGTATCTGTTAGTTGAGACCTGAGCCTTTTGGTCGACCCAACATTGGAGTTGTCTTCTAAATATATTGTTATAATCCCAATAAAGTTTTTGAACTCCTGTGCCAAATTTAAAGTTTTCAAACCCTTGGTCAGTAAATCGGTACCATCTTGAATCTTTCCTTCCTCGCTTAACAAAAATAGTGGTCATAGCGCGCAGGATTTGAGAACCAAAAACATCTCTTAGCTGGTTAAAGCTAGATGCGTTGGGTTGAAAATCAGGGATAGCGCGGGCTGGGAAGAACGAAGAGGTATGAAACTCAAAAAAGGGTGTTCTATTCGTGGTTTGGTAGGCGTAGACTGATGACAGACTTCCGCTCGTATCAACAAAGTTTTGTGAGGAGAAGTTAAATCCCTTTGGTACAAAGCCTGGAATATTAAGACCTCTGGCTTTAAGAACAGGTTGGAGAGCTCCACCGCTCATACCAAACCAATCTGTAGCGATAGGTTGGTTGAGACCTTGTCTGTTTTGTGCCCAGCCGGTAAATTTATATTTTAAATCTTTTCTTCTACCAGCGGTTCTTCTTGCGATAAGTTGTTTGAGACCTAAATCATCTTCATCTCCACCACCACTCCAGAAATATCCTTGAGGACCGGTTCCTCTAGTTCCGTGCAAAGTTGCAGATGGGAGGTACCTTCCGTTTTGTGGGTCCCAAACACTGGGAAATACGCCTACGCCACTGAATGAGCCGCCGGCTGCCCAAGCTCCTGGGAAAGCAGATGCGGTGTAAGTACTATGAAGCTGGTCCATATCGGACTGAATCGTATTAACTACCTCTATATCCACAATACCTGACCACGCTTGCTTGGGGGTATGCCCGCTACGTGTGCCGTAGTAATCTTCGGTAATCGACGACCCTACGTATAACTGGTTAATGGTGTGGAAAGGTGCGAACTGGCGGAATATATCAACGATAGCTGGGATTCCTTTACGCCCTAGCTTAGTTTCAGCTAGATTTGTATAGGAGTTCGCGGACATGTCGATAGAGGACAGATGAAACTTAGAATGGACTATAGAGGATTTGGAGTTCCAGTAATCAAATACGCTCATACTGTTTAAATCTCCTCGCCTAATTACTTCCTCGTAGTTGAAAGGTAGTTGTAGGGAAGAGGACATAAACTTGAAGTTGTTGTTAGCTCCCCATCCAGGCTCGTTAATTCCATTCACGTCTTTTATTGAGACAGAACTTGAAATATATTTAGCTACGCTATTGGCAGCAGTAGCGGATACCCCACAACCTGCTTCGGTGTATGTTCGTGATAACACAGAAGATACACTACGTATAAAGGAATCCACGTTAGGACCAATCTTAGCGTTTTGGTAAAATCTGTTTTCCTCCCAGGGGGGTATGGTTAGGAAAGTGTCTCGGTACTGGTAACCCACCCTGGTTCCCCGTGCTTCTTGCGCCTTCCAGAACGCGGTTTCCTTGTAAGGAATCCCTCCAATCTGTAGATACCCATATTCATAATCTAACAGCTCCAGGATTGCGTCTACAGCGAAACGTACGTTGTTATCTAAATTTTGGGGGTCATAGTTAGTCAGTCTTACTGGTATACCTGATGAAGCTAGGGATTGGTTCCATGATGATTTAAAATTTAAATAAGACCGTGCGTTTGTTCCTAGGTTTGTCTCGGTTTTTAATGTGTAGTAGAGAATATTTGGAATATAAGATTCCCATAACTCTTGGAGACCGGATGTAGTAGCTACAGGGTTGTACACGGAAGAAGGGATAACCATGTTAACTGCATTTGCCAAAGCCTGTCTCGTGCCCTTAGCTTTGTAAAGATAGATAGCTTGTTTTAACTGGTCTCGCCATTTATCAGGTTCGTCAGAGAAAAATGTCCAACCTAAATACCTTCCTAGGTATTGTAGAAATTCCTCCGGGCACTCGTCGATATCAAGCAAGTATTGGATGTCTCTAACTGAGGTTTGGACATCATAAAATCCGTAGGCAAGAGCCTTAAGCATTTTACCCATCGGACCTGAGTTCTCCATCCTAGAAACGTCAAGCCCCAGGAGAGCCGCGTTAACGATGTCCCTGAAGTACAACGAGTTAGGGTCGTCTTCGTTTACCCATACATTGACAAGCGTGTCTAACGCGCTTACAAGCTGTCCTCCGGATGCGTAAAAATTCCCAACCTCACCAGGAGCCGGGATAAATGTGGAAGAAGGGTTGTTGAAGGGGATAGGTAAGAACTTATTTCTTACGGGAGCCCATTCTGCTGATGACCCTTTGGAATTGGTATACATCCACTTAAAAAGGTTTGATACTCCATCAGATGTTTTGACCCTCTTTCCATAGTACACATTGTCCATTAATGAACTGTATAAGAAAGAGCTTACTCCTACTGAATTGGAATCAACAATGGTTCCCGACGTGTTCTGGAAGTACACCCATCCAAGTTTATCAATCAACGTGTTGGCGACGCCCGACATCGTGGTAATATTAGGGTCTACGATTGAGCTAAAGCTACTCCCAAAAAACTCACTCACATTATTGAATTGGGTGTGTGGTAGTGCTGAGGTTAAAAGAAAATTAGAAAATTCTTCTTTGTTCGTAAAACTACCAAACGTTTTTCCTAAGGGTCTCAGTACGTATTTTTCATAAGTTGTCGGGCTTACGTCAGTTAGGTTATTAAAAGGAACGAAGTACGGTACGTACGATTCGTTACCGCTGAACGATGATACTTGTAGGTTGTAGGTGGTCGGTGCTCCAATGAGGCTTGAAACATTTCTGGCAAGGTAAAGGATAGACCCTAGAACTCTGTACTGTAAATCCTCTTCCGACCCAAATAGGTTGTACTCGGTTGATTCATAGTATTCCGGGACAATTCGTCTTATTACTTCAATGTAATTAGATTTAAAATGTTCTTGTCCAGTACCTTTGTCCGACATTACCATAGTTACACAAGCTCCGTACTAAATTCAAAGTTGTTCAGTTGAACAATCTCATTAAAGTTCACGAAAATATCTTCGGGAAGATTATCAACCTTAAAAAATCTAATTTCAGGAACGGTTAACATAAAATTGTTTACGTCCGACATGCTTATCTTCTGCCCGAACCCAAGGTTATCGACGTTAAAAAACTCCAAAAGCTTATCTGCTGCTTTTTGTTGGATAGATTCGATAAATCTCTTATTAGATTTATCAATAAAAAGGGTGGCTACTAAATCTAAAGTTCGCACAACCCCATCGGAAATAACAATATCGTCCGTTAACATTTTATAGTTCTGGAAGTAATCTAATAACTCTTTTTTCATGGCAACTGAAGCGCGCTCAAGCTGGGTATCTGAAGCTTTGGATAACACGAACAAATCAATTACGTTAGCTGCAGCGCCATTAGTTCTTAGGGAAGCCATGGCTTTTGCGGTTGACCCTCCTGTACCTACAAAAGAGTTGGCTAACACATTATAATCTTCCCCAGTAACCGCTCTGTATTGAGTTCTAAAGAAGTAAGGTGCGTAACGCTTTGCGTGAGCTACAGATTCGGCGGCGGTGCCTCCCGACCCTTTGGTCGTATTTGATAGCGTAGCGTCTACCGGGGTAACCCCGTTATTAAAACACTTAATAGTTGTGTTTAATGTTCCTCTAGCAATATTACCATTACCTCCACCTCCCGTACGGTAAGTTACTACAAAAGAAGTGCCCGGAGTTGGGAGCCGCCCTCTTACCCCGTCTCCGAAAGTGAGCACACAACCGAACCCTCCAGTATATGTTTTTTCAAATACAGTTTGGGTTCCGCCCGACGCTAAAAATAAGCTGGTAATCTCGTTATACTGGGTACCGGTCGGACCTTCGGTGGATGAAACCCCGATACTACCTTCAATAACAGGACCGTCGGTAATTTCAAACGTTTGTCTTGTGCGGGCACCACCTCTAAAAGTTCCGTTCGCAGAATTGAACTCCCCTTCCACTAAAAATAAACCACTTGCCACCTGTCCATTAAAATCACTCGACGCCAAGGATAAGTCCTCAGTGAATAAATCTAGAGTTCCGTCAGCCTGTTGTTTAGTAATGGTATACGTTAAAGGTATGTTACTACGTTGGTTAATTACACCTACACTACGGTCTGCTTTATTAATCACTACCTGGGTATCAAACGTTACGTCTGCTGGCAGCGTCAGAAGTCCTGTAGCCTTCGAGGAAGTAGGACCTTTCATACTTACCCCAATAAGTTGCAGCAATCTTTTTAAGTTATCTTCGTTTTTAACGGTATCAATATACATTTCGTTCGCAGTCATATCAGCTCGAAGGGCGATGACTGAAGACATATACGCGAACATCTCAACCAACATTTGACCTAAGTCAGACGCGGCGAAGTTGTTGTAATCCAATGGGTATACAGATTTTAAATAGTTTTGTAAGGCAGTGCGGTACTGGTCAAACCCATTGACATTATAATCAATAAGGTCAGACTTTCTGTCGTCGGGGACCTGTCCTAGTTTTAAGAAATCGGACTCAATGGTTCCGTCAAAGCCTGAGATGTTGTACAGACCTTCGAAATAGCGGGAATAATTGTTGTTAGTTGGCATAATTATACGAGAACCTCCACCAGCTCTCCATTTAGCAAATCATCTTTCGATGTGATATAAAGTTCTACTTTTAAAGTATGATTTTCGTAATCGGGGGTAAGAGAAACACGCTTCACAATAACTCTAGGCTCATATTTCGCAATGGTTTCGATAATCTGTGCTCTCAAACCTTCAACCATCTCAGAGGTAAAAGGCTCGAACACGGATGCTCGTAAGTCAGTCCCGTAATCAGGTCTCATAACCCGAGCACCTCTCCCTGTCATAATCAACTGGACCACACAATCCCTTAAGGAACGAAGGTTCTCGTTCTGTGCTACATAACCCCCAATCCCTTCATTCATCATAGGGAATGCCATGCCTAAAATTCTTTTCTTGGCGTTAGTAGTTATATAATTTAAATCGTTGGTATTCATTATTATGGAGAGGGTAGTAAGATGTTATGAAAGAATCCTTTTTGGCTATCATAGTTGCGTTTAGCGTCAGTAGTAGTTAGAGGTCGAGCGTAAATCTTAAAACTTCCCAGGAAGCCGTCCAGACCACTTCTAGGGATTTGTCTTCTGCTGCCATCGGTTCCACCTTCTCCCCCTGATAGAGGTGGGTCATGTTGACCTACAACATAACTTCCAAAGGAGCCAAGATTGATTGAGGAGTAGGAGGCTCCTTTTAATGTTTCTTGGTGGGTGTTATTAGTGTTACTTCCTAAAAATCCTTGAGGTCGGGTATTGGTTCCTGGTATTCTAGGAATATTGTCCGAGTACCCTCCACCAATAATCCACGGAGTAAATACAGGGAAAGCTACTCGTTCGGGGGTACACCTTTCATCGTATAGGGTATTGCCTAGAAAGCTCTCCAACCTAGGGTCATTAGAGAAAATAGTCGCGGTTTGATTTGCCAAATTCATCTTAACGGGGGTGGGAGTTTTTACCTGTGCGGGGCTTCCTCCGAAGGTATCCGATAAAGAAGAGGTTGTAAGTAGCTCACCATCCAAATGGAATTTCACTCTGTCGCGCTTGTAATCAAAAGAAATATTTATATGATGGTACCCGGAACTTACGTCTTGTATTCCATAACCACTCGTTGTTAGAAGTGAGCTTGGGACAAACATTCCAACCTCTGTAGTTTGTTGTGGTGTCGGCGCAACACCAGCGGACACGGTCCATTTTTCAGCAATGCAAACGCTGTGCCCCCACCCCGTAGTAGGGTTTGTCTCGTATTTCTGGTT